AAAAAAAATCCTAGGCCGAAGCCTAGGTGTTTGGTTAAGTAATTTAATTCAAGAAATAGTCATCCTCATACTTGGAATCAAACTTCTCAATTAGTTCTTTTATTTTATTCTTATCGACCCTGACAGTCTTACTATCATCCGGAGATACGATCACTCCTGCTTTCTTAAGTGCCTTATGGATTGCTGATTTCCCCTTCTCTGAGAACTTGAATTGCTTATAGAAGACTGGATTCCCATTATCGTCAGACCCACACTCAATATTGAAGACAGATCCATATCCCTTATTCTCGTACTTGCAGGTAAAATCAACATGATTTCGAACCCTCCTAAGTACTCCTACTCCGATAAGCAGTTTGAGAAGATCTTTAGGTCCGAGTCCGAAGCTCTTAGCCACCTCTGTTGGAATCATCCTTCCTCTGGAGTTGAGAATATCGTCAAAATATTCTACCTTGGGCTTAGCCTCTTCGATCTTCTTCTCGAGCAGCTCCTTCTCCTTTGCGAATTTCGTAAAGATTTCACCGAGCAGCCTTGGATCGTCAAGAATCTTCTTTGCTAGTTCAGTGTCCATGTACATTCCAGTCTTTCTGATTGATGGGATAACATCTTCCACTACCCAACTTTGAAATCTCTCTGCTTCTGGTTTTTTACTCTGGAGTACACACCGATAGAAGTTTGACTCTGAGATAAAAGTCATCTCTTGAGTTCCTCCACCAGTCTTTACCTTAATCTTGTATACTCCAGATTCATTAAGCCTCTCCTTCACATCATAGGATCTAGTTAACCCTAATGAAGCCATTACATCCTTCAGACAGAAAATAGGATTTCCGTCCAACATCTCTACTCTGAGAGAACCAAATTCTGTGCTCTCAAAAATTTTCAAATCTGACATAGAAAAATAATTTAGTTGTTACTATATATATTTATAATGAATTCCGGTACGTGTTTCCTAAGTGAAATTATATCACCTTTTCTGCTACTAAAAATTATGTCAAGTATACCTATATCATCTATATACCAAGTGGTATAACAATAATTTCCTATCATTTTAGGAAGAAGTATTTTATTTTCTTCTCTTATAGACCTAAGTAGTTTGTCCGATCTACTATATCCAAACTTCTCAGTTACCTCGGATGACATGAATAGGATTCTACTTCCTTTTCTAAACATCGTCATCTCTATACCTTCTCCAATAGATACCTTTCTTAACGGCATAATCTCATCCCTATTACTTTCCATAATTCTCTAGTTTTCAGTATTGTACATAAGGGGTATGGTAAAATCGCCCCCCTACTTTTTGGGCACTATTGCCCAAACTTTGACTAATTCATATATTAGGGAATTAGCCCAAATATTGGCGGCAGTACGAAATATTCAACA